CCGAATGGTCTCGGCTGGGGTGGAGGCGTGAGCATGTGCATCATCTTCGTCTGGACCATCTTTAACCCGTCGACGTCGTCTTTCGCCTGCTTCATCTCCTTGAAGAGATAGATGCACGCCGCGACGCACACGATGGCGGCTATCATGGTGAGCAATTGTCGATCCATTTGAATCATGGTTTATTATTTGTGTTACTGCACATCCTTTTAAGCCGAATGAATCGCGCCCATTTTGGAATTACTTTTAGGACAATCGTACACCGGCTCGCCAAAGTTTCTCGCCTGGTAATGTGGATGTTTACACTGCACTTCAGTCGGCGCGGGACCACTCGCCTGTGCTTTTACGGAGGCGGCGGGACCCATGATGTATTTTTCGAGCGTGCGGCTTTTGGGGTCGTAGGTGATCACGAAGAGCACGGCTAAGATTATGGCGACGACGTGTAATCTCATGTTACAATATTGCAGAGAATAAATTTACTCTAGTTGGCGAATGCGAGGGACCCCATACCGTTCTTCACGACGAAGAGGTTGAATCCGATCGCGTACAGGTTTTGCTGGCTCGTCGCGGTCTCAGAGACCAATCGCGCGCTGTCGAGTCGAGAGAAGTTGACCGAACCAGTGCTGATGTGTCCCTTCGAGGTGTCCAAGCAGAGCGGGATGATGATGATGTTGTCCAAAAGATTGGCGCGGTCCGCGAACGGGCAGTGGAAGTACGCCGCCGCTTGCGTGAAGTGTGGTTGCGCCAATCGGAAATCACCGACGTCGATCCCGTTCATCTGCAACTTCAAGCGGTTCGTGATGCCCGCGAGCGCCACGGAACCGCCCGTGCTCGACGCCGCACAGATCGCCTTGACGGGGTGGTTGAAGTTCAACTCGTGAACCTTCGTGCTCGTCGCCAACGACTTTTGTACCGTGGTGACGAGGTATTGCAACGGCTGGCTCGCGAAGTACTCGCGTTCGGGTCCGTCCAGATAGATGTAGTTCGCCCACACCTCCCACTTGTCGCCGACTTCGGCGCCCCAGTGGATGCGAATCTCGACATCCATGTACTGGAGCGCGACCAATGGAAGCGCCTGGGCGTAGGAGTTGAACCAAAACTTGAGCGGGTAGAACTGCGCGTTCAACGCACCACCGAAGACGTTGCCGTTCGCCGATTGCACGTGGTTTTGTGCCATGATCGTCGGTGCCAAACGCTGGGTGAAAATAGCGTCTTGCTCGTCGACGACTTGCCCGCCGATGACCAACTGCACCTTGTCGATCACGGTGCTCCAATCGGAGATCGAGGTGTTCGCCTGAGTTCCATTTGTGAGCGGCGTCAAGTACACGTACGAGAGGAGATCCCCCTTGCGTTCGAAACGAACCGTCGACATGGCGTTCGCCTTCACCTGACCCTGGATCGTCTGTCGTTCCACCGTCTGGGCGAAATTAGTGTGACGTTTGAACGAACTTCTGAAGTAGCTCACGGTCGCATCTCCCGTGATTTCCTTGTCTTGGGCACCGATCGCGAGCAATTGCGTGATACCGGCACTCATGGTTTATAGTACTACCATGCGAGATTATTTTTAACCCATGAGGGTGCAACTCAAAAGTGCCGCGTAGTACACCGCGCTGTGTCTCGTGGTGATCATCCCCTGTGTGGTCAGGTATCGGATCTCGTACGGCAATTCGGTCTCGTCGGGATCGTCGTCGTAAATATGCTGACCGTACTCGTCGAGGACGTCCACCATCTCTTGCTTCGTCTCCACCGTGGTGTTCGTGATCAACGGATCCTTCGATTCCCACTGCTCCATGCGCTCGTACACCCGACGATTTTTCAACACGTATTTCGCCTTCTCGGTGGCATCCTCGAGCGCTTCCCACTCGTCCACGGTCTTGTCCATGGTCGTCGGCTTCGCTTGATACTCCGTGTAATCCGCGCGTTCCTCGTCGGTCATCAGATCATACGCCTCCTGTGTGGCGAATTGTCTCTGGACGCGCACGTAGTTCGAGCCGTCCTCGATCGGGTGGTACGGCGATTTCGCGTCCGCGGACAGCGAATCGTACGTCTCCTTGCTGATCTCGTATTTGAGCTCTTTAACGAACACGACGACGTTCCACTCCTCGTCGTCGTTTTTTCGCATGTCCGCCTTTGGACGGTACTCGTACTCGACCTTCTCGTAATAATCCTCGAGGTAGGTACGACGCTTGTGTTCGGGCATGCCGTCGTGATCCTCCTTGCTCGTCTTGTACCATCGCCGCTTGATGTAATACGCGACGTCCCTGAGTTCGCGACGAATCTTCTTTTTCGGACGAGCCACGGGCACGGCGAAATCACAACCCTGCGTCAACTTGGCGACCGTGCTCGAGCGCACGAGATCGTCGTCCTGCGCCCACACGTACCCATGCACGTTGGACGTGCACAGGAGATCACCGCTCTCGACGCTCGCACCGTTCCGCATCACGATCCAGACCTTGGCGTCGCCGCCGCGCGCGATGAGCGTCTCGGAATCGTCCGTGTGCACGTTCGAACCGGTGATGACCCCGTACCACGCCTTGCACGCGACTCTACTGGAGAGTTCGACGAGAGGTTTGCCACTCTTCGGACTGAACGCGTCGTCTCGCGCACACACGACCAACCCGCGATGGTCGGCGACGTTCGAGAACGGCACGTCGGTCACCCGGGTCTTAACCGCGTCCTTCTCGGTGACAATCTCCTTGATTGAATTGATCACGACGGGGATGAGCCCTTTGAGTTCGAGCGAGGCGATCTGTGACCCCCAATCGTCGTACGGGGGGTCGATCTGAATGTTTTCGTCGCGCACGGGTTTTTCGGGCGACGGATTGGCGTCGTAGTGCAAATGCACCAACGGGCGAAGCTCGGGCGCGTCATAATAAACGTCTTGGGCGATGAGACCGAACTCTTCGCGGTATTTCACCTTGGTGGACAACTCCAATTTGTCGCGCTTGTGGTAGTGTTGCGGATTGAGTTTCAGCAGAGTCTCCGTGCCCAGATGGAGCGGTTTTTCGAAATCCTTGACGCGATCGTCGGACGCCACGGTAAACGCGGCGGCGTAGGATGTGCCCGCAATCGTAAAATCTCCGTTGCGTGAGTTCAAGACTTGGCGAACGGTCCCCGCGTAATCCTTCCACGCCATACCCCACCACACACCGAAGACGGTGTTATGTAGTGCGTACGTGGCGTTATCACCGGTGCCCAACTCCCACCAGTTATAGCCGTAAACTGCCTCTTTCAACACATACTTGTACCCGTGATAGCTCCCATTGCCACCGCTGTTGTCCACGTTGTAGTTGGTGTTTATGTTACCACCGAGTCCAACAAAGCCGTCTCGGAGATTTATTCCGAGAATGTTGAAGCCGGCACCCGCTTCACTGGCAGCCGTGTGCGTGTAAATTTTCAACGCACTTTTATAATCGACCGACCAGTCGTTGAAACTTTCGAATAACGAGCAATAATCGTTGTACGATTGATTCCACGGATGTCCAATACGCATGTAACTATACGTAGTATATGCATCGCGCGTCCCGGCCACCGTCAACGCGACCCCGTTATCCTCGACGTGGAGTTTGGAAAGAGGTGCGGCCCACGTGTATTTACGCATGGACACCTTGCCGTTTGTGTCACACGCGAACGCGCAATCGTCAACAAGACCGCCATACAAAGCAAAATCGTGCGTTTTGAACAAAAGGCGTTGCGAATAAAGTTGACCTGTCGTACCCGCGCTGTTCACGGAAGTACTATCAATCACCATACCGGAGAGTGGATACGCACTAGCCCATTGACCGGGATTATAGTAGACCTTCCCGTACCCCTGGCGCGTGGTCGACGAGACAGACGTGTGTCCATTGAGGTAGTATCCTTCGCCCGAACCGGACACGACCGCCTTCTCGACGTGAAGACCACCCAACGCGGACGTGAGTCCGTCTGCCCACGAGATGTTGAATGGGGTTTCCGTCCCGATCCCGACCGAACCATTTGACTTGAAAACCGCGGCTTGCTTCAGACTATGTGGAGATGAACCCGACGAAGTTCCAGTCTGTATGGAAACACCATGATGATTATTGTACCCATTGAACCGAATGGCACCATGAGTGTCTGCGTCCACGACCTGCGAGATCCGCGTCGAGTACGCTGTCCATCCCCCCTGATTGGTGTCTTCGAGCACTTTCGCGACACTCAGATACGAATTGTTCCCCCCACCGTTCGAAAATAAGTATCGACTGAACGATGCCACTTCACTGGTGGCGACGGCTGAAGTGGCGTCATACAAGTTCAGATGTCGTCCGTATATGCCTTTCCAACGGTATGCGGATGATCCGAGATCAACGTTTACGCCGGTGTCGGCAGTGTTGTTCCATCCTGGAAGAATGCCCCCACCAGTCATGTGAATGCCACCTTGGTAAGTTACACCGCCGATCGCGTACTTTCTGTAGATGTTACCATCCGAATTCACCGTCACGTTCGAACCAATACCCCCGTGTGAATACAAGAGCATTTCACCGGCGTTCCCGGCGGACGTGTTGGTGAATTGTCTGCTCACGATGTAATTCCTCGAGTACGTGTCGACAGTGGCGTATGCGCGACTCCCAATCGTAATCGCCGCCGTGTTTGATGGGTTGCTCGTCGGTCCGCAAACGAGATTAAAGTATGTGTAATTCGGGTCGGCATCGCTCGTGTCGTTCGCACGAATCTGAAGTTGTCCGGCGGTTGAAATGTAGTAATCGGCGTTATCGTCGGACCCCAACGGGTTACCCAACCGAATGTTCCCGCCGACGTGTAACGCCTCGGAGGGGTAATTGACATTGATCCCGAGTTTGTTGTTCGCGGTGATGAGGGAATTTTTCGATGTCGGCGGCCAATACTTGAGAATGTACGTCCCAGACGTCGTCGGTTCGGTCGTCGTCCAGTTCGGTTGTAAATACAAGGCGGTGAGGTTCGCGTAATCCAACTCAATCTTCACGCGACCGTACGTCGCCACCTTGATGTACACGTCCACCGTACTGTTCGACGTGTTGTTGTAAATGGCGAGGTAATTCTGGTTGGTGTAATTGATGTCGCCGGTGACGTTGACGGGTGTGTAGATGAACGTGTTATCGGGGGCTGAAGGCACACCCCACACACCGAACTCGTACGTGCGATAAGATTCGTTCACGCGTTGCA